ATAATATAACTTATATTCATCGTCCACTTGATAAAATTAGTAAAATTGGTGGATATGAATTTGATTGGAACGAAAACCAACAAGTATATAGTGGACATGATGTTGGAGTTCTGGCACAAGAAATAGAAAAAGTTATACCTGAAGCAGTAAAGGATAGGGGTAATGGATACAAAGGTGTTCAATATGATAAAATTATACCATTACTGATTGAAGGAATTAAAGAATTAAGTGAAAACTCACACCCACCACAAGATTATAAGAAAAAATGTGAAGATTTAGAAAAACGAGTTAGTAAATTAGAAAAACAAATTAGACGATTAAAAAAATAAGTTTTACTGAAAAAGTTTAATATTTATATGTGTTATATAAGGAGTTACAATGGCAAAACAAACTGAAAACCCAAAATTAAAATCAATCAATACTATTACTGATGAAGAACTTGAAAAACTCAAAAGTATACAAAATGATTTTGCAATGTTACAGACATCTTTTGGTCAAGTAAAGGTAAATAAACTTAATTTAGAACGACAACTTGAAGAATCTAATGAAAAAGAGATAGAGTTGGAGAGTTTATTTTCTCAATTACAAAAAGTAGAGAGAGAAACTATGGATGAACTCACTGCTAAATATGGTAATGTTACATTGGATGTAAAAACTGGTCAATTTAAAGAAAATTCTTGACTTTTTTTATAAGTATATGTATTTTGAGATTTTTATTTGATATTTATATTTTAATGAGTTTCAAACTTTAAATTTAATCAATTAGGAGAAAATCAATGGCTGAAAGAATTGTAAGCCCTGGTGTATTTACCAGAGAAAAAGATTTATCCTTTCTACCTGCTGGTATTGCACAGATTGGTGCTGCAGTCATTGGTCCAACTGTTAAAGGACCAGCATTTGTTCCCACTACTGTAACGACATTTAGTGAGTTCAAAAATATTTTTGGTGGAGAAGATAAACGATTTTATGTTCCTTATACAGTTAGGGAATATATTAAAAACGCACCATCGGTAACAATCGTTAGAGTATTGGGAATCGGTGGATATAGAGATTCCGAAATTTATTTGGGATATAGTGGTAGTGTTGCAGGAAACGCTACAGGTGATGATTATACTTCACCAATGAAAATTGGTGCAGTACTAAAACCATCTCGTGGTAGTGGTTCATATGATTTAGGTGGAGCAGGAGAAACTGTAATTACTGGTGTTGGTGATGGAAATATACTTATTCAACTCGGTAATGGTACAAACACAACTTATAGTGCTTCGTTAAATCCTGCATCTAATTTGTATGTAACTAAGGTTTTTACCGAAGACCCACAAACAGTCGATACACCAATTTATGTTTACAAACATTTTGAAAAGTATAATACAGATGCTGAAGTTTCAAGATTAGCAGGAGATGCACGAATAATGGTGAGTGGATTTGATGCAGCCTCATTAGGTGGAACTATTGCTGGTGCTAACTCTTATGCAACTGGAGCTCTTGCCCCAATTACTGGACTTTTATCGGGTTCATTATCTGCATCAGCTGCTGCTTCTACAAATTTTCAACAAGATTATTCTGAAGCAACAACACCATTTATACAATCACAAATAGTTGGTAGTTCTGCAAAGAATCTATTCAAAATAAAAACTCGTTCACATGGTACAAGTGTAAATGAACAATATAAAATTGAGATTTCTGATGTACAAACACCTGCAGAAGTTGGTGGTGGTGCAAAATATGGTAATTTCACTTTAAGAGTTTTAATAAATGATAAAGATGATTCTTCAAGAGATGGTCAAGAAGCAGAACCTGCATTCACTAATTGTACATTTGACCCGTTATCAAACGATTATTTACCTAAGAAGATTGGAGATAGACATATCACAATAGATTCTAATGGAAAATTATCGTATAATGGTGATTGGCCAAATAAATCTACTCACATTAGATTGTGTCAATATGATGTAATAGAAGGTATAGACCCTGCGGTACTTCCATTTGGATTTCAAGCTGTTAAAGTACCTATTACTGGTTCAACCAATATTCCAACTGCTAGTTTTAAAATACAACAAACTAATAGTAATGGTTCATATGATGCAAATGTTGCTTATGGATTCAACTTTTCAGATACAACAAATCAAGAATACTTAGATGTATTACCTGCACTTTCTCAATCTAATGGTAATGTTGATTTCAAGATGGAGAATATGTTTGGACATGCAGATGCAGCAAATGGAGCTAATGGTTCAACTACAATTACTTTATCTAATTCACTTGTTAGTCAGAGAAAGTTTCTCGTACCATTTCAAGGTGGATTTGATGGAGATAACCCAACTACATTAAAAGCAGGATACACAGATATTACTTCTACTAACACTCAAGGATTTGATTTATCAAGTACTTCAGCAAGTGGTTCAATTGTGTATAAGAGAGCAATCAATGCAGTTAGTAATCCTGATGAATTTGATATCAATCTTTTAGCAATACCTGGTGTTAATCATCAACAACACTCTGAAGTAACAAATCATGCCATATCTAAGACAGAGGCAAGGTCTGATACTTTTTATGTTATGGATGGTTCATCTGCAGATAGAAGTGTACGCGATGCGGTATCTGATATTAATTCACTTGATACTAATTATGCTGGTACATATTACCCATGGGTCCAAATAATCGATGGGGAAACTGCATTACCAGTTTGGGTTCCACCATCAGTAGTGATACCTGGTGTAATTAGTTTCACCGATAGTGTATCACATGAATGGTTTGCACCTGCTGGATTGAATCGTGGTGGGTTGAACAGTGTTGTTCAGGCAAAGACTAGATTAACACATACCGAGAGGGATGAATTGTATAGTGGTAGGGTTAATCCTATTGCATCATTCCCAGGTCAAGGTGTTGTGGTGTTTGGACAGAAAACCTTACAAGGTAAAGCAAGTGCACTTGATAGAATCAATGTACGAAGATTGTTAATTAGACTTCGTAAGTTTATTGCTTCTTCTTCAAGGTACTTACTATTCGAACAGAATACTGATACTACACGAAATAGATTCCTAAATATTGTGAATCCATTCTTAAATAGTGTTCAACAAAATAGTGGTTTAAGTGCTTTCAAAGTAGTTATGGATGAAAGTAATAACACCGCAGATGTTGTTGATAGAAATCAGTTAGTAGGACAAATATTTATCCAACCAACAAGAACTGCAGAGTTCATTGTATTGGATTTTATAATACAACCTACTGGTGCTGCTTTTCCTGAGTAATTAGGAAATGTAATGATTAAAGGGGCTCTTTTTGGGCCCCTTTTTTTATATAAAAAAACTTCTAAAAAACTTCTAAAAACAAGTCATTAATATATGCACTCAATATATCGTTTTTTTAAAAATTTGATATTTATTATTGAAAATGAAATTAACAGCCATGTTTAATTATTAGGAGAATGTAGATGGCAATACTATCAACAGATAAAGTATTTTTTAAAGAGTTTGAACCGAAAACGAAAAATCGGTTTGCGATGTATATAGGTGAAATTCCTGCGTATTTTGTCAAAACGGCAAACAGACCACAGATAACATTTGAAGAAATCGAACTTAATCATATTAATGTTAAGAGGTATTTGAAAGGAAAAGCAACTTGGGAACCATTAGAAGTTTCTCTCTATGACCCAATTGTTCCATCAGGTGCACAGGCAGTTATGGAGTGGGTAAGATTACATCATGAATCTGTATCTGGTAGAGACGGGTACTCAGATTTCTATAAGAAAGAAATCAAATTTCAACTATTAGGACCAGTTGGAGATGTTGTTGAAGAATGGAAACTTGTGGGTGCCTTTATTCAAACTGCTAATTTCAACGATTTAGATTTTGCAAATGGAACGGATGTGGCTGATATAAGTTTAACACTTCGTTACGATTACGCTATCTTAGAATACTAAGGAGAAAAAATGGGGTTTTTACATGAGATGTTATCGAGTGATGCAAAAATATCCTCGAAACGAACAGTCGGCTTTTTATCTTTCTTTATGTTAATATGTAGTTGGGGTGCTGATACCTTTTCTGCATTTGAAGTAAAAGATAAAATATTAGAATGTTTTATGTACATATCAGTTGTGGGCTTAGGTGTAACTGCAGCAGAAAAATTTGGAAAAAAATAGTACATTTACAAAGAACTAATTAATAGTTATATACATATGGTTTTAATTTACAATTCTTAGGAGAATATAATGGCTGAACAACAACAGCAAAGTTCATTCCCTACTGAAGTATTATCTTTGCCTACAAAAGGTATTTTGTATCCTGAAGATAGTCCTTTGCGGAGTGGAGAAATAGAAGTTAGATACATGACTGCAAGAGAAGAGGATATACTTACCTCTACTAATCTTATTGAAAAGGGTATAGTTATTGATAAACTATTAAGTAGTGTTATCGCAAACCCAAAGGTAAAATTAGATGATTTATTTGTGGGTGATAAGAATGCACTAATGTTAGGTACAAGAGTTTTAGGTTATGGACCAGAATACCCAGTCACCATACCTGACCCAGACACTGGTTTAGAAGTCGAACATTCTTTTGATTTAACAAAATTGGATGTTACATATATAGATGAGAAGTTGTTTAAAAATGGTAATAATGTAGAATTTGAGTTACCTACAACTAAACGAAAAATAACTTTTAAATTATTAACACATCGTGATGAACAAGCAATAGAACAAGAACTTAAACAACTTGAAAAATATGAAGAGATGACTGGTGTTAAAAGTGAATTAACAACAAGATGGAAACATCAGATAACTTCTATTGATGGTGATACGAGTGTTGAAACAATAACTAATTTTGTTGATAATCAGTTTTTAGCAAGAGATGCACGAGCATTACGAAACTATATTGCTAAAATTCAACCAAATATTATATTTGAACAAGAATATACAAGTCAGATAGGAGAACCCCATAAGGTAGAGATACCAATAGGGGTACGATTTTTTTGGCCTGACTCCATCCTATAAGGAAGATTTACACAACTCCATATTCACAATGGTATATCATGGTAAGGGTTATACTTTTACCGAATTATACAATATGCCTATTCCAATGAGAATGTTTCATTTGGATAAAATGAAGATTGCTCGTGACAAAGAAAATAAAGAATTAGAAAAGATGAATAAAAGATAAAATTCATTTTTTTGATATTTATTTATGTGATAATCTCATCGCAATAGGAAACCGAAATGTATAAATTTAATGAAAATCAAATACAGAAATTAAAAGATAAAAACATACATGAATCTTTTATGGACAGATTAATAGCAGTTGCTAAAGGTATAACTGATAAGAAGATTAACAAGATTGCTAAATCTCGAAATAAAGAAGTTGCAAAGTTCTTAAAGGATTTGAAAAATAATCCCAATCGTATTAGAAGTGCGTACGAAGATAGTTTAGGTTTATAATCTTAAAGGAGATTCTAAATGGCAGAAGATGCCAGACAAACGCAGCAAAAGATTGTTGATTTAGCCTTACAAGAAGCAGAAATCAAAAAAAAGATAGCAGACCAGATAAAAAGGGTTAATGATGAATCTAATAAAAATAAACAAGCTGAGTTAGATAAATTACAGACATTACGACAACAAAAAGATGTATTAACTGATGCAATAAAATTAGAACGCCAAATTGTTGAGTTAAAAGCCGAGAGTGCGGGTGAAATGAAGGCAGAAGATTTACTCACTTATGATATATTACAGAATAGAAAAAAGATTAAAAGCTTTGAAACTCAATTAAATAAATTAAAACAAAAAGGAATAGATATAGAGGGTGATGAGTATAAATTATTAGTACAACAGAAAAAGGAAGCAGAAGATTTATATAAATTAAATTCTAAAGCAGCAGGTGCTGCTCAAATGCAACAAAAGATAGGAGAGAAAACTGCAGAAACCTTGGGTCTTGCAGGTGGAACTATGAGAAGTATCAGTTCACTTGCAATAACACTTGGTCAATCACTATTGACTGTGAAAGGTGCAATTACTGCTATTGTGGGTGGTGCATTAGTTGGTTTTGCAATGTTAATGAAGGATATTGTATCTAATGCAAAAGTATTACAAGAAAATTTAAAGGGTAGTTTTGACCAGATGGCACAATTACGAATTGAAACTATGGGTGCAAGTAAAGTATTAGGTTTTTTTGGTTTTGATTTAGATAAAAGTTTTTCTGCAATTGCAGATAATTTTGGTGGTTTAGTAGATAATATTGATAAATTGGCAATAAACTTTACTGTACTTAGTAAACTAACTGGTGCAACAGTTGAAGATATAGCAAAGATTACAAAAAATTTAATGGTAACCGAAGGTGCCTCAGAAGAATCGGCTAGAAGTTTTCTGATGATGCAAGCTTCACTTGCAAAAGTAAATAAATTAGAGTTTGGTAAAATCATGGAAGATGTTGCAGGTAATACTCAGTTATTTGCAGATTTTGGTGTAAAGGGTCAAAATGCAATGTTTAGGGCATCAATGCAAGCTAGAAAATTAGGATTGAGTTTAAGTACTGTTGCAAAACTTGCTGATAAATTTATGGATTTTCCAAATGCCATAGAAGATTCTTTTAATTTATCCACATTACTTGGTGTTGATTTAGGTGATGAATTTATGAGAGCATCTATGGCATCAATTAGTGGTAATTTACCTGAGTTGATGAGTACAATACAAAGTATGTTAAACAAAGATTTATTTTCTCGAGCAGATATGATGGGTTTTGGTGGATTAGCAAGAAAACAATTTAGAGATACATTTGGATTTGATGCTGAAGAGGCAATTAGAATGTTAAAAGCAGGTGATAGGGCAGGTTATGAATCTTTATTTAGTAAAGAGAAACTTGATGAGGCTGGAAAAGCACAGATGGAATTAGCTACAAGATTTGATAATCTTTCAAGTGGATTAAACTCATTAAACACTACTATTACCAACCTAATTAATAAACTTGATGGGCCAATGGGTGGTGTTTTAAGTGACCCCACTAAACTTGTTACAGACCCCATGAATACATTAAAACTTGGGGGTATGACTCTTG